CTACCTTTCTTTAGGTTTAATGGGGACGCTGCTCTTAGGACAGTATCGGCAGATATCTCAAGAGACGAACAGATCCATGTCGGAAGTAATACAATTGTATGTGCAGAGTTGGGTCTTTCTGCTTCTCCTTCTTTGGACCGTCTTAGGAAGGCAACTATTAATTGGATATTAGCCCCACTAGGTATAAATACTACCGATAAATATTTGGACAAAAAATTCTGGCTGGATGCAAGCGATCGGCTCATGTATGAAGGTAAAGCACCTGAATTTTCTGAGACACGAAGAGCACGTATGCCAGCCTTTTTCGAACATGCAAACACAAATCTCCCTCAATACTCTTAAGTTACACAACCAACGACTAGATAAACTTCTAGTCAGGTTAACTGAGAACTTTGGTTGGAAACCTGTACACCCCAAGGAAAGTATTGAGTCGATCATGTACAGAGCTGGACAAGCCAGCGTCATTGAATACATTAATAACATTATGGAGGAAGAAATCTAATGTGTTTTGGAGGACCGACAATAAATATTCCCGATCCACCACCATTGGCACCGCCACCACCACCACCTGCGCCACCAAAGGCACCGCTGCCAGAGCAAGCACCTGTTGAAACGGATATCAATCCACAGGTAAGGGAAAATAAATCAAAGAAAGCTAGAAATGAAATGTCCCAAGGTACATCTGAACTTAGAATACCTTTAGAAGGTTCCGCTAATACAGGTGGTGCTAACACTGGACAAGGTGGAGGACTTAATAAATGAACGCACGTGAGAGATATAACAAACTAACTTCAGACCGTTCTCAGTTTCTGGACACTGCAGTTGATTGTTCTAAACTCACGTTACCGTATCTAATCCAAGACGATTTAAATTTAAAGGTTAACCATAGACATCTGATTACTCCATGGCAGTCAGTCGGAGCTAAGGCAGTAGTAACATTAGCAGCTAAATTAATGCTAGCGTTACTACCTCCTCAGACTTCCTTCTTTAAGCTACAGGTAAGAGATGATAAACTAGGTGATGAACTACCTAAAGAAGTTAGAAGTGAGTTAGACTTATCCTTCTCTAAGATAGAGAGAATGATCATGGACTACATCGCAGCTTCTAGTGATAGAGTAGTAGTACACCAAGCACTCAAGCACCTCATCGTAGGTGGTAATGCTTTAATCTTTATGGGTAAGGATGGTTTAAAACACTTCCCATTAAATCGTTATGTAGTTAACAGAGATGGAAATGGTAACGTCCTAGAAATAGTTACAAAGGAACTTATAAGTAGAAAAGTATTAGGTACAGAGCTGCCTGATCCCGAACCCAACAACGTTGCAGGCGGTAACTCAGGCTCTGATGGAGAAGACGTAGAGGTGTATACCTGTGTCAAATTGGATACCAAAAGTGGTCGCTGGGTCTGGCATCAAGAGGCGGATGATAAAATCCTACCTAACAGCCGTAGTACAGCACCAAAGAATGCAAGTCCATGGTTAGTTCTCCGATTCAATACAGTAGATGGTGAAGATTATGGTAGAGGAAGAGTTGAAGAGTTTATCGGTGACCTCAGATCCCTTGAAGGATTATCTCAGGCACTAGTAGAAGGCTCTGCAGCAGCTGCTAAGGTAGTGTTCCTAGTAAGTCCATCATCCACAACCAAACCAAAGACTATAGCCGATGCTGGTAACGGTGCAATCGTACAGGGTAGACCTGAAGACGTTGCTGTTATACAGGTAGGCAAGACTGCTGACTTCTCAACTGCAGCTAACATGGCTCAACAGTTAGAGAGAAGAA